ACCGCACAATCAGGACGGAGGATTCCGTGTCCAACTGCGTAGCTTGCAACCATCATTGTTGATTGGGTCATTGCCTTGTACTCAGCTCCAGTCATCTGCATATTCAGATCCTTAAGAGCTACTGTTCCAACTGCTTCTTTTGTGAAGCATAGGCCAAAGAGGTTAGCAACACTAGAAGCGTTACCTTGCTCATCTTGGTAGTAGTCGTTAGTACCTGATGCTGCAGATCCGTCAGAACCATCCTTACCATTGATATAGTTAGGACGCTCTCCTCTGGTTGTAGCAGACTGGTTAGCTATACCTGAGTAGGTATTTGTATAAGAAGCAGAACCAAGGTTGTTAGAAGTCTTGACTGTAAATCCAGCAACACTTAGAACTCTGTTATTAGAGAATGTTCCGTTAGAACCTCCACCACCGTTGAAGTCGGTGTTGATTGCTCTGTCAGAGTTAATAACGTCATAGTAAGCACCAGGGCTTAGTACAACCATTCTTCCGTCTTTAGGAGCATCCTTCTCATCAAGTGCCTGACAAGCTTTGTAAAGGTTCTCTACGATTAGATCTCCTCTAGCGTTTCTGTCAGCAGCACCGTTAAGGTTGATACCTGTGTATGAAGTACCACCAGGAAGCTTCTCTAGAACGAATAGTTTCTCACCAACATCAAACGCAGCCTTGGTACCAGTACCGATAGCTCCGATTGGGTTGATAACGATAACAGATGGGTTAGCGTTAGTAGCGGTTGTTGTTATAACACCGTATGCTCCGCTATCTGCTCCATACATCACTTCACCAGCCGCAAACTTGGCTTGTGAGGCAGCCGTCATTTGAGCTGACATTGTGATGTTGTTACCTGAGATAGAAGCAATTGTTACATCACCACCAGAGGCAGTAGCGTAAGTCTTGTTATCCCAGTCATCAACACGTCCATCGGACTCAGAAGCTGTTAGTAATGTGCGTACTAGACGCTCATCATAGGCTCTTGATAAAGCCCTTCCTAATTCTTTTGAGTATATAGACCTAACGTCCCAATGGAGTTTGGCTTCATCTAAATCATAAATTGAAGCATCGGCTATAAGGAGGTCGTCAATGGTTATAATTTTTTCACCAATTTGACCTTTGTTTCCTTGGCCTGTTATCCAGTCACCAGGACGGTGGTAGCGACTCGAAAAACGACCCGTTATTGGGAAGCTTGCGCTCTTGCCTGAACTAATGGTTCTCTTTTGAGTGAGATCCTTGAAAATTGTTTCTCTATTGAAAACAGTTAGGACTTCCCCTGAGAAGATCTTGAGGAAATTGGCATTCTCTTTTTCGTAGTTACCCGAAGCAGAGTTAGCGTTATATTGAACGCCATTAACACCACCTAACCTAGAGATGCTCGAAAAATCTGGCATCGAATTAAAAGATTAAATGTAAAAACGCTCAGTACACCACTGCTGTTATCTCCTCAGAGGCAACAATTAATACATAAGCTACTTTAATAATAGCCTATCTAGGTGTTAATACATTACTACGACTAACTTTTTCTTCTACATCTCTGGTATATGCAGTGTCATGGAGGTAACGTGGATCGTTCATAGCAGCTTCAACTTCCTGTACTGACCTATAAACATCAGTTGAGTTATTAGAAAGTCTACCGCTTATGAGTTGTGGCTCTTGTCCTTGTGATTGCTGCATAGCAAAGTACATGGACTGTAAAGCATTTCTAGCTCTAGTAAAATCACCGCTATTAACCTCTAGGTTATAAGCTTTAATTTCCTCTTGATCTAGATTGTCTTTAGCCCAATCAGCCATAACATCTAAACCTTCTTCACCACCAATAGATTCTATAATTTGACTCTCTTCATCTTCACTAAGTGGTACTTGTTCAACACCACCTACAATGTCACCTGCTTCGACATCCTGATCTTCTGATTCATACTGCGTATCTTGCGGTACTTCCTCAGTTGTATCTTGGTTACCAAGTTTCTTTTCAAGCTCTTGGTAAGCCTGTAAAAGATCATCAGCAGATTTAAACTTTCCACCGATAAGTTCTTCGGAACCTTCCTCTTGTGGTTCTTTACCTTCAAGAATCGCTTGGTCGGTTTCATTGAACGGTTGAGTCTCTTCAGGGAAGGCTCCTCCTGTTGTGTTAACTTCTGGCATTTTTAACCAATCCTAACTGTTAGATCAGAGTATATTGCCACATTCTTCTTAGCTTTAACAGCTTTTAAATACTGTTCGTAAGTTTGTGGCTTTTCAGTTTTTAATCTTTCTATTAAAAGATCTACAGGAGTTTTTGGAGTTTCCTCTACTACTGGCTCCTCTTTAGTTATCACCACCTTCGGCTGTGGCGACTTCTTGCTCTGTCCTGATTGAGTCATTTTCGGCTTTTAATAATGCGGCTTGTTTTGCAGGATCATTGCTTGGATCTTGCAACGCCTGTTGTTCCTGCATCATCATAGCTTGTTGTTGCTCTTCAGCCATCAAATCCTCTTCAGATTTAATTAGCTTGTAAATATCAAGACCATCTGAAGCAGCTAATCTGGTTATCATTTCACGACTATTTACAAACTTAGCCATTTGATCTGGTCCTATAGTTTGAGCCAGTGTTGTTATAAATTCAATTAATTTAGCTTTATCATTACCTCTACCTAGAGCATCAAGACCAGTTGTAATACGAGGTCTAACAACATTCTTAGGTAGTTTAGGTAGACTTCCACTCTTCTCCATAAGAGCCATCTTCCTATTAACTAGAGGTAGCTGTAGTTCTACAGAGAGTATGGAATATACTCCCCCTAATCCTGATTCCAACTCCTGTGCGACCATTCGTATCTCTTCCGCAGTAACACGGTCCCTACCTGCAGCTCCAGCTTGAATAGCACTATTAAGTAGGAAAGC